CAGTCAAAGTAAGCGCCAGTGATGTATGTCGCGATACCAATCACGAAGCCGCCAACGATAGCGATCTGGTTCCAATCAAGATGCCGGAGCCAGTCGCTAAAGCTACCTGCGCAGATAAGCCCAACAGATGTGCAGTAGGACAAACCCGATGCAATTTTTTCTGGAATCATTCTCATAGTCTCCCCCTCCGGTTAGCCGGGTGGGTGCGTAGTCATTGGGAAATAAAAAGGCCACGCAAATGCGTAGCCTGAAAGAGTTGCCAGAGTTAGCGTCTGGCCGCTTGTTACCTAACCTGCTATGGTTAAATCGCCAAAAGTAACCACATCAGATAGAAGGAATTGTTTATGAGTGAGGTCAGCTTTAAATGCCCTGGCTGCGGTCATGACTTGGTCGTACGCAGCGGAGTCGAAATCACAGATACAGACGGCATTGAGGGTACCACCTGTACTAGCTGCAACATAACCATTCACAAAGACGACATTGTTAAGCAAGCCCGAGATCATGCCGAGAAGCTCGTCAGGGAAATGTTCGGGAAACACTTCAAGTAAACGATTTAATTTCTCTTCAACCAAGCTGATATCCACCGAAATAGATGTCAGCATTTTATCGATAGCCATTTAGCATCCGGAAGCCAAACCAGAAACAAGGAATTTATTATGTTAGATAAGTTTGATAGAAATATTCAGAAGGAAATACTTCAGGTTCTCTATGATGCCTATCCCGAAGAATTGACACATGAAGAAACCAAAGCAATTCTTTCAAAATTTAGTAGCGATGTAGATAGTACTGCTAACTTACTTTATCTCGAGCAGCATCAACTGATAAGCAGTGGACTTAAATCCATGATGCAAGGATATGCACTTGTTAATCCGCCATCTATTACACACAAAGGTATTGACTTCATTCGTGATGACGGAGGACTAGGTGCGATTCTAAATATCCAGACAGTGAAATTTCATGACAGCACTATCACTGCGCTGGAAGATATCATTCGGGTTGCAAATCTTCCGGAGGAGAAAAAATCCGGGCTGATTTCAAAACTTCGAGAGCTTCCGGCAGACGCAATAAAACATTTGACCCTTCAATTACTAACTCCGGCGGTTCTGCACCCACAGGCCGTAATTCAGTCAATTGAAAGATTCCTCCAGTAGAACTGAATTCATCATCGGGGCGGATCATGGTGAAACGCCCCCACCCAACGGCATCACTCAGCAAAACCCAGAAGTCCTCCTGCGCCTCGCATCCCATGAAGAAACCTTTCGGGTGAAAGTGATTCGAATAAATTTTCATAGGCCTCCAGAAACGCAAAAACCCCGCCGGAGCGAGGTCAAAAATCATTTATGGCAAAATATCAAATGTGATAGAAATATGCCGTAAAAAGTTCATTTTTGCAAGCATCATGTCGCTAAAACTTTGGAACGTGTATCACTTCTTTTCGAAATAATTGTGCGAAGGGCAGACACATCAAGATCCTCGCACAGGCCAAGCAACTCTTCCCACTGAGCGGTATAGTTCTCAGCCCAATTGGTTTTACTTACCCCAGACAAATTTGCCAGATCACCAGCAGTGTATTCTTTGGCAATGCGACCTGTACCTTGTGACGCATAAGTCTGAATTGCCAGCCATACCAGGGCGGACAAGCGCGCTCTTTTCTTTGCGGTGACTTTTTTACCGGTGTACCGCCTTTCGAACTCACCCCAGATAAACTGGCAAATCGTCACCTGATGCGAATACGCCAGATCATACCCATAGCAGTATCGAATCCACGCCTGATGTTCCCCGTCCATAGCGGATACGGCGCGACGCCAACTGCTCGAGCAAAATGTGATTTCATGGATAGGGGGAAACGGTTTAACGCGAGAACGTGTCTCTGCACAGCTTACTGGCTCAATATCAGCCGTGACGCGGCTCTTTTCCAGTTGCACAAAGTGAATACGTTTCCGTTTCTTGCTTGCCGTGTCTGCTGGCGCATGTTCTTCAAAAGCTGCAAGCTGGCCCTTGGTTGCGCCGCTGTGATCTGCAAGTGCGGTAATGACTCTTTCCCGAATGTAATCAATATTCATGCTGTCTCCACACTTATTTTGCTTTGCCCACGGAAATAACACCCAACGCAGCAGCGCGGGCAAGTGTCTGACTTAAATGACTGTCTTGGCTGCCATGCTCCGCTTCCCATTCAGAGGTGTTGGCGTGTAAATCGTCATGACACCGCCTGCACAACGGGATCACATGTAAATCACTGGCTTTCATTCCCATTCCACCCAGCCCACGACCGGTTATATGGTGCGGATCGTCGGCCTGATTGCCACACCCACAGCACTGCTGTGCTTTTACCCAACGAGTGTAATTAGGCAAGATAAGTTTTCTCGACTTTGGGTTTTTATAAAATGTCTCTGGCGTCTCGGGATCAACCGCAAGATAAAGCACGGCTTTAACTGCTTCAGCGCGCTCTACCAACACTTTCTTCGGTGGTTCCTCGGGCACAATTTCGGACTCTCGCCCTACTGATTTGATCGCAACCGCTGGCTTCCAATGAAGCGCATACCGAGCGGCGGCATCAGGCAGGAAATCAAGAACGCTGTTGTTGAAAGCCCACCAGCAAAGTTCGTAAAAACTAAGCTGGTGGCCTTCCGCCAATTTCAGCTCTCTCGCAGCGACCGTGACAATCCACTCAGCGCGGTTCTGGTTCGCCAGACGGTCAAGCTCGTCGAGAACGTGCTCTCTGAACTTATTTTCGTGATGCCAGCAGAGCCGGACCGCGCCAGTGCCGTAATCAAGGGTGTCGAGGTGCTCGGTGTGAAAACTGTCGTGACCAAGTTCCCACTGACATTTTTTAATACCTTTGAGCCAATCCTTAAGCGCCCCCATACCACCAGCAACTCGGATCACCCGCTCATGAGCAAAGAAACCTTGTAAACGCTGATCATCAACCAGTGATTGAATGACGGGCTGAATTTTACCATCTGGGAGATTCGCCAACTCTTCCGGTACTGTCGAGATCAATAATCTCTTTTGACTAAACAGGCCCATCAGCTCAGTACCAGGTGTGAAGATTGCTACACCGGCGGCGCGCTGCGGGTATGGCGTTAGTAATGCTCTCACGCGGGGATCTCCTGTTTCTTACGCTGATATTCGGCCCATAAGCCTGCAATCCACTGAATACCCTTTGCCGTAAAACGTGCCTGCCTGAATGCATGTTGATTGAGCAGGCTGGTACCGGTTTTAACCTCAAAATGTCCGGCGTCCGTATGGATGCTGTATGGCGTGTATTGCCCGTCCTGCCGGTATACGATTTTTTCTTCGACCATGAACATGCGAAATTCAGGCTCTTTTGCCTTCAGCAACTTGCAGACCGACCGGAACCCCATCGAGCCTTTGGCGTTGACGTACTGATCGACAAATTCTACTGCTGGGGCCGCCAGCGCCAGTTGCGACTCCAGCGCCTGTTTTTCCTCGGCCAGATCAGCCGCGAGGCGCAGGGCCTCAGGCAATGACTGCGGTAACTGGCTCTTAGATTCCAATTCCTGCCACCGATCAACTACCGCGGCGGTGAACTCGGGAGACAGGCGGGCAACAAGTACCAGCGAATCGCGCTTATTAAACCAATACTCCTGATACTCCTGCCCGTTCTGTTCATGAACATAGGGGGTGTGCGCCAACGGCGCGCTTAAAATTCCACCAGCTATTAACCGCTCGGCGGAGCGTTTCACGTCACCATGCTTGCTCTGCACAAGCTCGGCAATCTCACGGCTCGACATCGTTACCACTTTTCCTGATAGCAAACTGTTCGACATAAATACCCCACACGTTTATTTTTCCGGCTGCACACCGGCTGGTTCAAAATCAGTGATCGTTAATTCAGCCCTTCCCAACTTAGTTACTGGTCCCCACTCAGCAAATATCCGCTTAATCTGACTGTCATCTACCCAGACTCCCGCGTGTGTCAGGCTGTCGAATATCGCTTTGAAGAAATTATCCAGATCACGTTTAGCCCGGTTAGGTGGGTACAGAATTACCTTCACTTGCACATCTTGCTGTAATGCCTGTGGGCGGCGGCGCAACTGCTCGTAGACTGCACCGATGGCATTGGCCCGGTAGATTCTCCCGCGTTCGCTGATCTTTGCGCCCTTACCTGGTGAGCGCCAATAACCGTTCACACTTGGTGGGAATGGCAGGATCAATTGCATGCAACATCTCCCGCTTTGATCAGACTGTTAAGAACTGCATCAGCATGTTCCCGCGCCTCGGTATAATCGCTGGGAGCAAGCTCCCCCAGTGGGGAAGCTGCCTGTAAAAAGCTCTTGTAGGCCTCAAGCCAAATCTTCTGGAATTGGTTCACGCGGCCACCTCTTTGGCTCCCGCGCACATTTCAGGAAGATTTGCCCGGACAAGTGCCTCGGCGAACGGCGGTGGTACCGCATTGCCGCAGCGTGCTACTTGCTTGTCTTTTGCGTACTTCGTGCCTTTGTAGTCCTGATCAATGATGTACCAGCTCGGGAAACCCTGCGCCGCGTAAAGCTCATGCGGTTGCAGCATGCGCATGCCAATATCAACGATCTGATAATCGATGCCTTCAACAGTGACAAGGCCAAATCGGTCGTTGGTGGTGACTGTGTGCAGTGACTCATCCAGACCAACACCCTGTTTCTCGTTGCCGTAATACTTGAGCAGGAAAGCGCGCACCTCGCCGATATGCAGACCGCCGGCCGTAATAGTCGGGGCGGGTTCGGTGACTGGCTGGCCGTCTTTGCAGGTACCGCGCAGTTTGATCAGATTGGAGGTAACCAGTGCGTGATGATCGGTGGTAGTGACGGTGTGCGCCGGTGCATCCATCGCTGCGCCAGCGCCGGTGTAATTTCCTCCGAAATGCTTCGCGAGGAACGCGGCACATAACTGGCTTTTACCGCCGCCACCCGCAGTAATGGTGCCGTTTGGCTCATCGACTGCGTGACCGACGCTATTGCCGAACTGACGGGTTATCACCGGCGCTACAAGAAGGTGTTCCACCTTGCTGGTTACCGTTGTCAGCGGCTTGCATGGGTCATAGGCCATGCGGTCGCCGCCAAATCCTGTTTGGCCGATACGGGCAATGACAGGCGCAATAAGTGCAGAATGTGATTCTTTCATCACAGTATGAAGCGGGACATCGGCAGCGCGCGGCTTACCCTGATACTCGGAACCGCCAGCGCCAGCAATGAACGGTGATAGGGTCGCTTCAACCATTCCCAGCGCATGACCATTGCCGCCTGGTCTTTCAGAAGTGCCAGCCGTGATCGTCGATAATGGCTCGTCACATTCCTGCCCAGTCGCACCGGTGCGGAATTTGGTGATGTGCGGTGTAACCACTGCATAGCCGTGGGTCTTGGTAATGGTTTGTAGCGGTTCGCCCAGCGGCTGGCCACGGAAGCAGTCATAAGCCGTCTTGGTGCTGGTGTGGTTGCACTTCACGATGAAAGGCGTGGCGTTGTCGATCACGAAGCGCTGTATGCCGCGCGCAATACGCTTGAGCGTGTTCTCAGCCAGCGGGCGCTTACGCTCGAAAATGCTTGGGCATGGAATGGACCAATCAATGCACTCCGCCGCGGTGCGCCACGGCGCTAACTTGCCGCTCTGAACGTCCAGTGACTTCGGGTCTGCGTGGCTGGGTTCCGGCCAGACAATTTGCGCGCCGTCGCAACGCATTACCATGAAGAACCGTTTTCTGATTGTCGGTGCGCCGTAATCACATGCACGCAATTCGCGGTGATCGACAACGTAACCCAAACCGGCGACCAGACGGCGGGCGTCGCCGCTGTTCACATCGATGTTCAGCACTTCGCAGCACTCAGCAATTGCCGGATGACCTTCAGCAACGCCAGTTGTCAGCATGCCGATGAACGCAGCGAAGGTTTCACCGGCGCGAGAGCGATCAGGGTAGTTCGTGCCATCTTCTGCAGTGAGCAATGGCCCCCAGGTTTTAAACTCTTCGACGTTCTCCAACATCATCACTCGGGGGCGTTTAGCCAGTGCCCAACGGATGACGATCCATGCCAGACCGCGAATTTCCTTCTTTACCGGCGCGCTGCCTTTGGCTTTGCTGAAATGGCGGCAGTCAGGGCTGAACCAGGATAAACCAACTGGGCGGCCAGCGGTCGCTGCAATCGGATCAACATCAAAAACCGATTCGCAGTAGTGCAGCGTTTCAGGGTGATTGGTACTGTGCATTGCAATGGCGTTCTCGTCATGATTGATCGCGATATCTACGCTGCGGCCAATTGCCATCTCAATACCGGTACTCGCGCCGCCGCCACCAGCAAAATTGTCTACGATGATTTCTTTCATGCTCGAGCTCCCATTGCGCGGGCCAATGTGCCAGCGGTTTGAATGATTGCGGCCGTTGGCAGGCCATCCATTTTTAAGCGATTGATGTGGCTACACAGCTTGTTCTGAAGGTGTTCAGCCAATTCACTGGCTGCCGGTACCTGCCCGAAAATCTGATTAACTTCAGAAGGCCAGACTGTGTTGCTGGTTTCATGCAGGACAACTGCTGGTGATAGTTTTTCGGCTTCTCTGCGGATCTGCGCTAAAAAGGCATCGCCCTGCGCCAGCAGTTGATGACGTTGCACGTAGCTGAATGCCGGACCAGACCAAGACTTATCAAACACCGCAATGGCCGCGCCAAAACCCGCTGATGATGCTGAAGGTTCCCCCTCTCCTGGTCGGTACCAAGTCGGCAGGTCAAAACCAATGCGTCCACGAATCAGGGCAATGTGATCGGCGTGCTCCGGCCACCATGTTTCGCCAGTCGCGGCTTTAATCAGGAAAACGTAACGGCCGCCCTTTTCCCGCATCTCTGCCAAATGGCTCATATGTGGGTCATGCCGGTTATGTACTGGCCTTCATTCTGCGATGCGCGGGAGTAAGGCGGGTTGGCGAAAGCAGCGCCATTAAGCTCGGCCAATCGTGCTGACCAGTCCTGAGTAAGTGCGTTGTCTTCAGCGGTGTAAAACGCTGGGCATTTACTGTTTTCACCATCGGTGAACAGGTCAAGGACGAACGGCCCAAACATGGCATTGATTCCCCAGAAAAGTTCATCGGGAGTTCGCCACTGATCACCCACCTCTTTCAGTTTGTGATTTGGCGCTTTTTTCTGCTCGTTGAGAGCCATTGAATATGAGTTGATCATGCTGCTTTCACTCCCTGCTGGCGCTGCGCGCAGTCTTTCCAGATGCGATTCCACGTTGTGATTGCGAAGTCACTACGCATCCCGCGAACACTGGCCTTACTTGCCTCGGTGCACACTATTTTTTCCAGCGCACTTGGGGCCTTGGTCGCCGCTACACCACTGATGAACCGGCGGTATGCCGCGTCGCGCTCACCAGTATCCACTGCAACATCACCTTCACGTTCCCATTTCCCATTCTTGCGGGCCGGACGACCAGCGCGCTTCCACGCGTTAGCACCTTCCAGATAGCCAGGGAACTTCGAAGGCTGGAACAGCGTGGACGGTCGCAGGTATTCGGCCATTTCCAGATCACCGCCCCATTTGGCGTTCATGTAATCCACCGTCAGCTGCTGCTCTTCGACCGTGAAGCCGTCGCGCAGTCTGCCGCGGATGTTATCCAGTGAAGATTTGCTGACCTGATAGCGTGAGCCGGTGGTTTGGTTCAGGTAGTTCAGAACCTGTTTAGCCTGATCAGTAATTTCAACCTCAGCGTCGGTCTGCGCAGCAGGCTGACAAGGGGTTTTAATATCTGATGGATCTTGTTTTGAATTTACTGACGGATCCCCTCCAGTTTCTGGACGGTCAAACCCGCCTTTTTTCCCCTTTTCTGTACGTTCAGAATTCGAATATTCAGATTTGGAATGTTCAGATTCTGAACGTTCAGAAACTGGACTATCAGAATAGAAACCGCTGGCAGCATCACGGAGCTTTTTCACGTTTAGGTAATACAGGTTGGTTTTGTTGCGATTGCCGGTGCGGCGCTCTTTGCGTTCAAGCCAGCCAGCTTTCTGTAACTCAGTGATTGCAGTAATGACAGTGCTGCGGCCAGCGCCAATCTGGCGCGCTATTGTTTCAATGCCCGGATAGCAGGTTCCTTCGTCGCTGGAGAAATCAGCAAGTCTTGCCATTACCAGCAATTGGGTGCCTTTGACGCCTGACAGCGCCAGTCCGTCCCACACATAGGCGGATAACTTAACGCTCATAGAACCCTCGTGAACTTCTTGCGGAATTGCTCAACTGGCGCAGCTCATTCATGCTCGTAGTCTTCCCGCATATAGATGACTCGGCCCCCGGCTCTATCAAATCCCACGACGTGGACCACAATGCCCCGCCAATCCTTGTAACGCCTGTCCAGCGGTTCGATTTTTTCAGACATGCGCTCACCTTCCGGCTGTTGTCACAAACGTAACCTACCCACCAACTTGCGAACTGGTAGTTGCAGGGGATCCAGCGGTTCATTACCATGACTTCGTAGGACAAAGAGCCAGTGGAACCGCCGGTCGCTACACAGCGAATTTGCGGTACGCCAGCTTTTACGAGTAAACTGTTCATGCGTTAATTACTCCACACGTTTAGTTAATGCGCCCGAAGCCCCGAGCTGCACACTTGGGGCTTCAACCTTTCCGGCTTTCATCTTCTTGCTAAACAGAGCAATCACTGCACGAACTTCTGCATCACGTGCCGCCAAGTGGCGCTGGTGATACATCATGATTTCTGCGGCTTCTGCTGAGTCAATTACGCCATCTTCAAGCGATGCCTGAATAATCATGTCGACGTGTCCACGATGCGCGGCGGTTCGCATGCTTCTGCTGAACAACTCCACCTGATCCAATTCTTCAAGCTGCGGGATATCGACGAACAACCCGCCGTGGCGCTGCGCGAAATATTCAGCTAGCAAGCTGGTACCGCTCAGATCTTCCATCGCTTCAAGTTCTGCGACTTCAAAAAAACGACAGCCATTTTTTTCGTACAAGTTGTTGTTGAACTGTGTTTCAGTCATGCCCAACCCACCAGCCATTGCTGACCGGCCGCCGGATAACACTCTGCACATCGCTTTAACTACTGATTTCAGGGCTACCATGATGTTTTTCCTTTGGTAGTTATGTTGCCAAGTGACTTGAATTAAGCTTCGGTTTTCTTTTCAACGTTCTGAGGAAAAAGAACCGCAAGGTCTGGCCGAATTTCATAAGCAGGAATTCGGCCATTTGTGGCCCTTTCTATACGGATGGCATTTTCAGCGGAAACTTTTTTTTTCCCGTGAAGCCACGCCCAAACAGATGGCTGCTTGACCTTGCAGGCTTCAGCTAATTTTTGCTGACTGCCCGCAATGTCGATGGCAGCTTTGATAGCTACATTGACCATAAATTACTCCAGCTTTTATTAAACAACTCAAATAATAGCCAAAACTATTGAATAAGTAAATAGCCCTGTCTATTTGATGAAATATAGTCTCAGCTATATGATTGAAGGATGGGAAAAATGACCTTTTCAGACAGACTAAAACTAGCCATGGACGAAGGTGGCTTTACTCAGGGATCACTCGCTGAGGCCGTTGGCATGGCTCAACCCAGCATTTGGAAACTGGTTTCGGGTGGTGCTAAAGCCTCAAAGAAAACTATTCAGATTGCGAACGTGCTCGGTGTAAGGCCTGAATGGCTCTCCGAGGGTGATGGTCCGATGCGTTTTGCCGCAATTTCATCTGGCGATATTCAATTGGCTGTAGATCGGACTAGGGTGCCTGCAGCGCTAGGGTCCGATGATGGTTTCCGAATTGACTTGCTTGATGTAACAGTGAGTGCTGGTCCGGGGGCTGTAAATACTAAGGAGTTTATCGAGGTGGTTCGGACCATCGTTTACTCTCCAGAGGAAGCTAGGATGATATTCGGTAATCGTTCGGAAGAACAGATCCGAATGATTAATGTCAAGGGTGACAGTATGTCTGGCACCATCGAACCTGGTGATCTGATCTTCGTCGATATCAGTGTTCAGTCATTTGATGGGGATGGGATTTATGCGTTCCTCTATGACGATACCGCCCACGTTAAGCGTCTGCAGAAGATGAAAGATTACCTGCTGGTTCTCTCAGATAGCTCCAAGTACCAGACGTGGGATCCGATAACGCGTGATGAAATGAACAGGGTCTTTATTTATGGAAAGGTGATAGGCAGTGTTCCGCAGACCTATCGTAAGCATGGCTAAGATGGCCAAGAAAATAGCACGGGAGAAGATATGAGCATTCATGACGATACAGGCGCCCCAGAAAAGGTATCCTCAGTTAATTTTCTAGAGTTTTCGACATATATCCTGTCTAAGAAGAGAAAAGACAAAAATTTAATGAATTGTCCTTTTTGTGCTAAAGACTCATGGATTGCCCAACCCTCACTGACTGATCCAAACAAACCAATTGTTTTAATGATGCCAGTGCAGAATACTAAAGATGCGTCGATGTGGTTTTTCCCTTTATCTTGTGGGAATTGTGGTTATTCAATTTATTTTAATGCGAAAAATGTAGCTGATGAGATAAAGGGCTAAGCATATGATGGCGTTCTCAGTGAGTAAAAGCTCTGCGACATTTACAATGCCTCATGGGTTATTAGATAGGAGCGGTAATTTTTTGTATGGTAATCTCGTGGAATCTTCGAGTGTTGAGATCACCAATATGGAAAATAACTTTTACTACGACCTTGAGGCTGTAAGTAAATCTATCCAATCGGATAATGTAACTGCTCCTGATTGGGTTCAAGATGACGCTGATTTCATTAAATGGATTAGGAGTTTCAAGGAAGATGAGCTTTAAGATCACGTATTCGATTAATTTTCTTCGTGTTTCAGCTAGCCTTTCTGACGGCGAGATATTAAAAATCAAGGCTTTCACTGAAGCAGCAAAAGGTAATTACATAACCAATCTGCCGGGTAGAAAAAAACCATCGACTTTAGTTAGTGAGGCTTATGCTGCTCGGGATAAATTGATTCAATTCGCAGTTGATAACGATCTCTGGCATTATCACATCGGACATATCGAGTACAACAAGCGTAATAGATTTGGCGATTGGACGTCTTCCCATATTCTGCACTACCAAAAGAATACAGAGAACGTCAGGCTAATCCATTATGCGGCTCACCCGCCTTTTATAATGCCACTTAAAGAATATATAATATAACATCCATCGTTGAAAGCTCTTCGGCTGAATGGCGATTATGGCTGCTCTTCCAATATCTTTGCCGCTAACTCCATGACCTGAAGTTGGTCGAGATCTCACTTATCCCCTTTTGCTATCTCCGTGCGTAACACATCGGCAGTAGCCACCCGCTTTGTCTCATGGCCTTCTACATCCCCTATTTAACGACACACCTCCTGATACCGGCGCTCCGCTTCAGCTTCGCAACCCATAGACACCTTCGAATGATATTGAACTAAAGTAGCATGTTTTTTGTTCACATTTATAAATACGATGGACATTAATTAAATAAATAACTTTATAAATCAATAGATAAATATCTTTATCTATATTTATATAGCCAAAACTATTTACACGCAAAATACCCTGAGCTATTATCACTCCACCAGAGCAACGCAACAGTAAGAACGCAACAGCTTAATGAGGTCTCAGGATGGATAAGCAAGAACCAAGAATTATTGCTCCGGGTTATTCGGATGAGGAGTTGTTTGCCTGGATGAGTGAGAAAACAACCGTAGCGCGAGAATTGAGAAGACTCATCGCGGCAAGAGAAGATTATTTAAATTGCGCTGAAAAAGTAGAAGTGAAAATTTCTGATCTTTCGACTTTAGGGGCTATTGAAGTTTTACAAAATGAGGAATCAGCGCACGACCAGGCTGCTGATGAGTTTATTTCTTCTCCTGACCTTTTGCTGGTCAGTTCGGTGATTTTGAAAACTGTGAAGGCAGAGCTGGAGCGCCAAAGAGTCCAGCCCTCAGTGGAAAATATCCGCTGCGTATTATCGCTTATTGACGGATCACTGCCTGCTTTCGCTTTTTAATTTTTTATCGAGTAACTCTTCAAAAATGGAGTATAGGGTGTCAACTGTTTGTTCAAGAGTGGTAGATGCTTTGCTGTGGGTAGTGGTCTTGTAAGTTATCGCTGCTTCGACGGAAAGCTTAAATAAGTAAAGTACTTTTTCTTCATGAGTCATGGTTTTACCTTCTTGGTTGTGTGGAAACACCAAGATACCACCGCCGCCTGAGGTGGAGAAGTAACCAGGCACACAACGGCAAGAGCACTGGGGGTTGAGGAACTCACCAACAGGCAGGCAACTACCACAGTTGATCCAGTGCTCTTCGCGTTGTGGTGAATTGCAGTCCTTAGAGACAACCAGAAGATCAGCACCTGGCGCCACAACCAAAATGCTATTGAGTAAATGACCGCTGGGAAAGACCAGTACACAACAGGTGAGAGCATTGCACCGGATATGTTGCCAACACCTAAGTTACTCCAGTACCGGTAGTTATTAGGCCGGAGAACCGACGTAACGGGCACCGTGGCGCAA